GCGCCTTGTCCTGTGCCGTACGTGTTTAGGTTATTCGAGGTCGGGCTTACGTCTTCTGAGAATATATCAAGGAACCCATTTGGGTCATCCACGTATTCATCCATCAACATTGGAATAGCCGGATCAGTCGAACGGATATTCCATGAGGTCTGAAACAAACCAGCCTCGCACGTGTCTGACGACGTATTCGATGCTGACATGTCTCGGCCTTCGCAATACTTACCAGAAGACTCACGCATACCTAAGCCGATCATCATTACAAAAAGATGCCGCAGAGTATCAACACCGTCGACACTGTTATCCATGTCAAGGTTGGCAAACTCTGCCTTGTAAACATTAAGTGCATCAGTTGACGAATTGGTGACTGCTTGAGCCATAGAGATAGCATCCGGCACCTCTGCCTGTAGACGCTTCAGAGCCAATGCATACGTACAAGCCATCCCAGGAATGTACCCAGGAGGAGGATAACCGCGTCCTGGCCATTCATAGTCAGCTATGTCGGACTTCTTCGCCATTGTGATAATAGCTGCTGTCTCCGCCTCATCGATACCGTCGCTTCCCGCCTCCATACGTATGTCGAGGCCATCCACGGCGGTCCACGTCTGAGGACCAACCACGCCATCCGCCGAGAGACCAGCGGCTGCTTGGAATGCTTTAACTTGGGTTTCTGTGATTGCACCAAATTCTCCATCTGCTGGTAAACCTAAGCTCTCTTGCAACGACTCTACATCAGAACCCGTCATCCCGTTCTTTAGGGTTCGTCGATCTGCTGGTGGAACCGGTCCTGCTTCGTTTGGCCAAATCAAACTTATAACTTTAGATATTGGTTGAGCACTAAGATTAACAGAATCAGATTGATTGCCACCACGACACATATAATTGCTGCCACTTGTAGATTCGTAGAAAGTAACATGACCGCCGCCATCGCGACTAAGCACAACGACACAACCGAGCACAGGAGAATCAAGCTTCGTACCAAAAGAGGGATCATCCCATGCCTGCGCCCAATAGAAGCGATCAGTGTCAGTGGGTCCGAATACTGGACGAATGCCGGCCATTGTCATCGCATACGCAGCAGCCAGACCACACCACGGAGTATCATCGTGTTGATATTCGTTGCAGTAAGTTGCCATCTCAGGATAAGCGAGCGCGATTGTGTCACGCATCGCCAAGATTTTCGGATTGTCTGCGTCTCCAGGTGACTCAACTAAGCCATTCATCGACCGCATCACAGTCAGCCATTCGGGAGTAGCAGTCGCCGCTAAAGCTGTGTGAGTCACACATGCCTCCCTTTAGTTCGGTTTGCCAACGCGGTTCAATTCTCTTATTTGAAGATTCGCTGCATTGTTTTTAGTTCGCTGCTCCAAAGACAAACCGGCCCTTAAGCTTGTACGGCTCGTTCGTTGATTCCGCATGGCGTCGAGAACCAATAATGCCTGAGCGCGCTTAATTATCATGAAAGGCAACACTAATTCTAAAACCTTCTCCGCCTGTTTGCCAGACCAAGTTACTTCATACTTCTGTCTATTCCTCGGCATAAGAGGCAAATCATACAGTTTCCCCCCAAACGTCGACTGAATAACCTTCACGACGCCCAAATGTGTATTCGAAATTCTAATACGCGCGCATAGCGTATCACGACGGACATCGCGAATGAAGTCTATACAGCCTTCACCGTCAAGAAATCCTGCGAGATATTCAGGAGTCATGGCGTTCCTCTTTGTGCTCGCTGATAATCCTCAGTCGTCATCTCATGCCAGTAGGACCAGCGTGGAGGAAGAGCCTCGCTAGGCACCTTGATCTCTGACGGCTCAGGCAACTTGCTTAGCATGTATTTGATCACGTTCATTGCATGATCATCTTTATCCGACGGCTCGTCGAGGGCCTTACCTTGTGGATCGCGCTTCCAGTAATAAGACATGATCTCGTCTTGAAACCACGGCAACTCCTCAGCCACATACAGCAGTGTTCCTGGTGTAGTCCCCAAAGTTAAATGGGGGGTCTTCGGTGTCCCTGCGATGTAACTATTCACTTTTGCAATACCTGATAGGATATCATTACTCCCAGGGCGTACGTTGAGCCCCCCATCTTTCAGGATGCGAGAGATGGTCGTACTCCGAACTTGCTGACCAGCAACCACGATCCTCCTAAAGATTGCAGGGTCGGCAATTACCGGCTCTGGGAACTGTAAGAATCCATGATAACGTCCTCGTACCTCTCGGATTGTTGCTGCGTGTAGAGATACGTCAAAATTAGGATGATAAAAGCCATCAAGAACGCATAGACGACCAAAGTCGTCAACGAACCCAAGAATGTAGCAAGTCGGCGTTGCGATGCCGAAGTCATAACCCTCGATTGCTTTAACCCTGACATGTCTTCTCCTACAGTCTGCAAGATGATCCATCATCTGTTCGCGTTTCATCAAGTTCAAAGATGTATCGAACCCTGGATGGACCAGACCCTCGAACGCGGCCCACTTCCCGAGCAAATAACGATCGCGCATCTGCCCCTTGTATGCGTTCTCGAGCGTCTTAATAAAGTCTGGCTTGAGGTTGTGCTTGTTCGCATACGTGTCCGACTCGAAAAGCTCAATAACTGGGGTCGCACTATCCTCATCAATGAGGAGCTTCGGACCGAATATCTTCCGGTCGCGCCAGTCCAAGTATGGTTTAATAAGCTCATGGTACGCCCAATTCTGTGACGGATTAAGTGTCATCATGAGCCACCGGGGACCATCCGAGGGCATTGTAATATCCTCTGGCTCATCTTCCACACGATAAGCTGTATCACCACGAAGACGACCAAGAAGATCCAGAAAGTCCTTATGCGTGATCCCAGGATCGTCGATCTGATCCAGTCCAATCCAATCATAAGTAGCTGACAGCAAGTTACTAGTCGTTGATCCGTCTTCGTTTTGTGATTTTCCTCGCTGTGCGATATATCTGAAATGCACTGCTGATCCATTGACCAAGTAGCAGGAGTTATCGTCTTGTGTAGGCATCTTACGTATCCAATGTCTCGGACACCATTTAAGGAATTCTTTTCTGAGCGTGTCGTTGAGCTTCGGATACGTTTCACGTCCGAGGAGGCCGGTGCACCCAGGATAAAACTTGCATAGCTGGAGTGCTTTAATGACAAGCGCGGTGGTTTTGCCATTCGCAAATCCTCCACCGAAGATTTGAACTTTCTTGCGCGAACGCTGAAAGTCAAACTGTACCGAGTCTTCTTTTAGGTTATAGTTCGGCATTAGCGGGCGCCTGCTAGAGCGTGACGAATAAACGCATCGATATCCGGACGACGATCTTCGATGTTTTCCGATTCAGGGGCATTCTCTAAAAACGCATCCCAGCCTGCATCGTTGATCATCCCTTGAAAGCGCGGGAAGCCTTGCGGTCCGTTGATCGACCGAACAAAACCTTCCGTATCTCCCAAGCCTAAATCTTCATTCGTAGGAAAGCGTGTCATAACTTCTTCGTTAGGCGTGCGCATCGCCTGTGACTGAAGGAGTCTAGCGATCAAGTCATCAGGTCCGATGCTTGATCGCTTACCCATTGCGTTCTGCACGGTGTCCACTATTATCTCCGACGTATTGGCAATCTAAGGTTACGATTAGCTTGCTGTATATCTCCGCCCATCTCTTCTTCAAGGTAGTCCACAACCGCCTCATTAAGAGGATTACCATACTCATCGTACGCATCAGCCATCGGCTCAGCACTCGCACGAGGCGTACGAAACCCCCGCTCCGCGTATTGGCCTCGTGGTTCTTGTTGAAGCATGGCCAGCTTCATACGAATGAAGTCGTTCGGGTCCATCACATTCTCCTCTTGTGTAACTCACACAGTTACGGACGGCTACGTGGCCACAATGGAAATCCTGAACCTGCAAACAGTCTCCACAACACAAGCACAGCCACCAATACAAGGACCACCATAAGAATGACCTGAACCTGCTGCGGAATATGCAACCCAATCGCACCCAGAACCCAGATGATCAGAAAGTAACAAAGCGCGATCCCACATATGTAGATCAACGCATAAATGACTCGTTCAACCATGACTATTTCCTCCGCTTTTTGTCCAACCCAGCTTCAGATAATGCGATAGCTATGGCTTGCTGTTTCTTATCAACCACCGGACCTTTTTTCGATCCGCTGTGCAGAGTACCGTGCTTGTATTTATGCATCACGTCCTTGACGGTTTCTTTCCCGCGACCTTTAGGCATCACATCACCATTGGAGTTGCTAGAACCCAACCGCCAGGAATTGGTTGATCACCTTGGTACTTAATGCCGGTGTCGAGCGCCTGCACAACTTCGTGTTTGTAGTAAGGCTGTGTCAACATAAGCTCCACGGTCGTATCGAACTTTCGTTCAGGCGTAGCCCACCCGAGGTCTTGAGGACCACTCCAATCCCACAGACCCATATCACATATCCACGTTCACAATGCCCCACGCTCCAACCGCACCCGCAACAAGCCCTCGATATCGTTGGCCAGTATCAAGCGCACGCACAATTTCGCCTGAAAACAAAGGCGTCAACGCCATCACCGCAGCCGCAGTCGCAGCCGTTCGAGACTCGGTAGTATAGCCACGATCGACGCTTGCAGGACCAGCTAGGTTCGGTACGATTGCCATAGATTCCTCCTGTGTGACTCACACAACTAACTGATATCTGGTGAGACAGGATTACCTGTCGTATCGTCAACATTACCGCTAACTGTCAATGGACCAAGCACATTGTGAATAAATATATAACTCTGTGCTGGCTGAACTTTCTGGATGCGATTATTAGTGATGGTAACTGCACCAACGGTACCCACATCTGCGTCTTTCCGCTGACACAGAATGCCATAGGCCAACTCCGAGCCCACATGCGCGGTATCGAACAGTAAGCGGTTGTTATCAATCACCAAACCAGTGTAACCTGCACCCTCAGTCTGCATGATAATGCAACTAGTGTCCCAGCTTATGATTGTGTTATGCGCAATGGTTAATGAGGTAAAGCCTCCACTGCCTTGAATGCCATCGACGTGTGGCGATCCTGCAAGACTAAACAATCCATGGATGTAGTTATCGTGAATGTTCATCCCACTCGCACCAATAGCAATGCCATTCTCATACCCACTCATGTCACAAAATCGAATCTCCATATTCGTCGCATTGTCAGGGAGAATAGCAAATGATCCCCCAATGCCAGTGAGCAAACACCGTTCGATGAGGCATCCTGCAAATGGTCCGGCGCCAGTCGTGATTATGGCAGCAGCGTCCTGACTATTCACAATACAATCGCGCACCGTCACGTTAGCATGCCTAATGTCGATCATGCCGTTATTGATTGTCCGCTTCTCAATAATTTGCCCAGGCGCAGTCGATTGAAAGTTCCCGGTAGTCGTCGTGAATACAGTTCCTGCTGCTGGTCCTGTCGTTGATGCGTCGGGGAAGCCACCTCCACCACCACCACCACTAGAAGGATTCTTCGACTCAATCTTCCCCCACGCGCCTGCTATAATAGCCAGTCCTTCATATCGCGTACCCGTATCTGTGGAGATTATCTTCTCACCTGGATATAATGGAGTTGCAGCAGGAATCGCAGCAGACGACAAAAAGCGATTGACCGATGCATATTTTCGGTCAACCGGAGTACCGCCAGCGAGATTAGGAACTGTTGCCATGTTTGACTCATACAGAAAAAAGAGTGGGGCAGAACCGGATTGACCACCCCACTTAAAGTTCAGAGAGTCAGTATTGCGGATTTTCGCCCTTAGGTGCCTCGTCCAAACCCGCTGCCTTACGAGCCTTCGGACCCATCTGACGCGGATCACGCTCTGGCGGAAGGAGCTTCACACCAGCGGCCTTGAGCGTCTCGACTTCATCATCTTCTAGAAAGATTGCTTCGCCTTTGGTAAATGCCTGACCCTTGACGTTACAATCCTGTCCAACACGATACATGCCATCGTCTTGGATTTGGACATCTTCTTCGGGAGGCGGATCTTCCCCACCACCGGCTTCTGCATCGTGGTCCTCTTTCGCCTTTTTAAGGACGCTTCCAGCGACTGCGGCGGGCGTAGGGGGGTTGAGCGGCGGCTTGTCACAAGGCTGGTAAGCCGCGATTTGCTCGTCGGTAAGTTCTTCCGCTTCTTTCGGCTCACCTTCCGCTTGGACTTCCGCATCCGGCTCAGCCTCATCTGCTGAGTATCCAGTTTCGTCACTCTCGTAGGACTTCTTGCGTGCCATCTTCGCTCTCCTTGCTTCCCGTGCCTGTTTGACTCACACACCCTCGATCCGCACATCCTGATCTTTACCAATGATCACAATGCGCAGATCGTTCTTCGCAGCGGCACCAGCCGCAATCTTAGTCTTATCGCCATGGCCCCCGGCACCCATCAAATACATCGAGCCACGAAGACGGTTGCGCTCCTCTTTACCACGCAGAGCCACGTTTGCTATCTCGGAGAGCGCATCGTGGGAGTATGCTGCAATGCGTGCCGTAATCAATTCCGAATTCACGCTGATAAACTCGGAAGTGACAGCCTCAAAACATTCAGCATACGCAGGCGAGCCCCGAAGAGACTTCATCTGTTCCACGGAGATACCTAGAGCATCGGCAATCTCGCGATCTCCGAGTCCTAGGGTGGTAAACATAAAGACGCACGCAATGCCCTTTAATGTAGGCACAGGCGCAGGTAAGTCCTTCAAGGTCCGTTTCTTGGACGGCTTATAGTCTTCTAAATCGATTTTAGGCACGGACTCATCGATGCCGCCATTAATTGCGTCTGGCGGAACCAACGTTCCGTCAAGCAATAAGAGGGGATCACCCCATTTAGCTAATGCCTTCGCAAGCAGACGTGCCACGGATCACCTCGTTCCAAGAGGATTCCGATCTCCGTTGATCGGCGGCGAAGCACCGAAAGTCGTACGATTTGTCATTGTATAAAGGTCATCGTCGATCTCGCTCACATCAGCCGCAGTCGTCGCACGATTAATAATGCTAACCTGATTCACTTGACGCACACCGCCAAGTTCTTGACTGGCAGCGATCACAGGTACAGTCTTCGACGCAACAGCACCAGGAGCAACACCGTTAAGTCTATCCGCAAGCTCCTTGAACGCCATCAATCGACTTCCACCCAACCACTGCGCCACGTTGCGACGTGCATAGCTGCGGCCCCCAGGAACATTCGTGAGGTTCGCAACGCCATTCGATTCCCAAAAGCCGCCTTTCACGACAGCCGTATACGTTTTCGTCGTCGCCATGACGTTTTCCTTTCAGGTTGTGTGATTCACACAGCGGCTTGCGGGGCTGCGGTTCAAATGGAAAGTACCACCGGGGAGGGGCCTTACGAGCATTCCCCGGTGGCGTCTTTGGGTGCTTGGAGCAAGCAGGATTCACCCATGGTCCATATTATGACATAAATATGCCAATTTGTCAAGCAAAATCTCATGTGTGATTCACACAGGGTGGGCAGCTGCCCACTGGGGGGTCGTTATTCCCAATCGGATATAACGCAACGAGGGTGACCGGACGCCGGGGAGGGGGGTTGACAAGTATATTATTATGTGTTATAATCATTCTTTATCCCTTACGGGGGTCATATGCGAGCAAAAATCCCTTTTTCTTCTATGTGAGTCACACAAGATGAGAGTACGAAAAAAGGACGAATTCGATAAGAGTTGGGAGTGGCGTTATGTTAATCTTGTATATGATGAGCGTCGAGGAAGGCGAAACCGGACAACTGAATTGATTAAGATTAATGGTAGAATCTGTGCGTTCCCTATAGAGTACATTCGATTCGCTTCTTGGAATAAAAAAGTCGTTTCTATGCCTATATGGCTGGCTCGAAGTCGAAGGCTGATTACAGTGAAAAATCTTATGTCGGATATCACACATAACAAAACGCCTTAAAAATAATACTTGACAAGTTTCCGCATACCTGCTATACTATATATACTGATTAATCCAAGTGGCGCTCTTGACACCCCGTCGTGTGAGTCACACAAGATTCTTCAGTACGGAGAGCTGAGTAACGATTGCCTCCTCAGCGTTGCGCCTCACTCTCCGTTTACTTCGCTCCATCCCGTTGGAGACTCATTCCCCTCGATCCTGGTGGCACCCCAGGCGGGGGGAATTCCATTTGTAGACTTGTGCAGA